TTTGAAGATTTGATACGTCAGTGCTGAGACGCTCCCTACAATTAGGGAACGATTTGCAAGTTCACCTACTGTCTCGTGATCGCCGCTCAAGGCGACAACTGAGGCGGCGGCAACCAGACATAAAATACCCAGAATGAAGTTCTTCCATGTGGGGAAGCGCTGTCTAACCTTCAAAGCGAAAGAAGTCATCGACACAATGAAGAAGACCGGAATCATCAAAACGGGAGTATACCCAAGGGCGTGAATTAAAAAATCCCAACCCTGTCTGATCACCTCAATAGCCCCAGACACCGATCACCCCTTCTTCTCTTTGGTGTCGCTCTTACTCTTCTTGTCCGACTTCTTGGAACCCTTCGACTTCTTTTTGCTTGAAGTCTTCGAGGATTCGCCATCAGCCTTCTCACCGTCAACAGTCGCGACAATCAGAAGTTTGCAGTTGTCGTCCTCGTCTTCCGACATGGAAGTACCAGTCTCGACAATAGCATCGAACAATTCCGAATTCTCATCCCGGTCAATCTCTTGACCATGGACGATATTCCCACGAACGCATCGCAGGTAGATTCGCCGGGGCTTGACCCGAACCTTTTGTACCTTGTCAATATCCATCTCTCATCTCCTACATCAAGAATGACCATAAAGGGGGCCGAAGCCCCCTTTATGAACTTAGGTTCACAGTGCCTTCAGCGTGAGCCATGCGTCGTTCTGGTTGACACGCGGCAATGCGCGGATGCCCAGAATTTGCTCAATGTGAGGCGGGTCACCGTCGAGATTGTCCTTCGACTTGGTGTAAACACCAGGCTTCGGGTTCTCAAGGTCCGCGTACAGCGAGCGGGTCGACACAACTTCAGCCCAACGGTTGAGGAACTCCTCACCTTTGGTCTCGGTGACGCCCTCTTGATTGAGGGGACCGTTCCACGAGCCAAGCATGAGGATGGTGTCCTCGGGGATGACTCGCTTCTGATACTTGACCGAATCACCGGTCTTGAAACCACCGGCACGCTGAACACCACCAGTGGCGGTTCCAACTTGGTCAATGGTAACAGTGGTGCCGTTGATTGCAGTGACCTCGAACTTCTCGCGGTCAAAGTCCTCTTGCGACACGATGTAGACCAGATCTCCAACTTCCATGTCCTCCACACTGAAGAGTTCCAGCGAGGCGGCAGTCTGGACCGCATCGGCGACCAGCGCAGTCTGGTAGTGGATAAAGTCTTTCGACTCGATGATGGTACCAACGCCCAGAAGCTCAAGCATGATCTTCTTGGTTTGCTCGTTGGTGAGCATCACACTCTCCATGCCGGTTCGCGCCATCGCAAGATCGCGGAACTTGTCGTTCTGGAGCAGGTGATTCATCATACCATGAGGAAAGATCATGACATCGAGCGTGCGCCCGGTGTCCATCTCGTAGTCCTCGATGATGTCCTGAAGAACAGGAACCGGATCACTGTTGGCGTAATCGCTGAACAGGTCCGTACCGGAAAGCTCCGGCTCAAGGTATGAAGGGTGCTTGTAAGGCTGAACGAACTCTTGTCCGTTCGGAAGCTTACAGCGAACTTCGCCGTCAAAAAGAACCTGCTTACGAAGGTTCTCCATGCGGTTCAGAAGACGGTATTCGAGATCCTCGAAACGCGACTTCATCAGGCGACGAGCTTGCACAAGCTCATCACGAGTACCGATCCGACGCAGGTCATACAGGTCTTGAATTCCAAGCTTCACCTTCTCGCGGAAGGAAGCAGCCTCGAACTCGACCTTGCCACGTCCGTGCGGCTGGTCATAGATGGGAGCCTCAGAATCCATTGCGACCATCGGCGTCATTCCGCCGCGCTTAGCCGCTTGGACATCCATCTCAATCTTGTCCTTGTTTTCGGTAACAAGGGGCATGTATCGAGCCAACAGGTAGGTGTTGATGTGCTGAGGCCAGTACGTCAGTACACCGTCCAGGTTGTCCGTTTGCAGAAGCGGGTGCTTCTGCGCAATCTCTGAAAATTTCAGAGTCGTCATCTTTTCTCTCCTTTTGTTACTTCTCGTAACACTCAGTAGGCCAGTAGCCTAGTCAACTCAGAATCGACGGATCCGCTGACAAGCACTCCAATCGAATCCGGCGACGACGATGGCCTTACCAGTGCGAAGAGTCGCACGAAAGTAAGCAGAAGCAGTGGCGTGTTCGCCATCTGCAACGTCAACATCGTGTCCCAGCACAACTGCATTCGCAGCGGCGCCGCTACCGTCAAGAGCACCATCTACATATTGGATGTAGCGACCGCTAGCATCTAGCGGGCACAGTACAAGCCCAGCGCGAAGATAGGTATTACCATTGTCACGCGCCGAAGCGTCAATTTGGATCGTCTTCTCCTCCTTGCCCTTAGTGGACTGGAGCAGATCGTGTACGACGAGGCCAGTAGCCTCTCCACCACTTTGTCCTGCCATTTTTCTCTCCTATGTGTTCAATCTCAGTTTGTTGCTTTATTCAGAAAAGCTACATCAGCCTTCGTCGAGGATCGAAAAATCAAGCGAGCCATCTTCTTTGATAGCCGGGATGATAGACTCATCCGGCTCACCGAACTTCGCGGTATAGATAGCCACACCGGGGTTCTCGTCAGTGTCTCCACTGCCAGAGTCTTGGCCCTCTTCCGGACTCTCACCAGCGTTGCCCCCATTGGGATCAACCTGGAACTCTTTGTTACCCGTCAGGTTTTCCGAGGTGTCCAGTCGAGCGTCCTCTGGAATAGATCCGAAGATGAGTTCAGCGAATGCCAACAGGTCAGCCTGCTCGCTCTCGTCACCCTCACCCAGAACACTGAACTTGTGACCACGGCTTTCTGCATCAACGCTCAGGAGGAACTCCTCCACGGCTTTGACAGGTGCTTCGTGATGGGACTCGGAGCGAAGCTGGGCCGCGAATTCCTTCACGCGACTTTGCCAGCGACCCTCACGAGCCTCGGTCAACTCAATGGCCTTCTGAGCCAACTGGTCTTCGTACTCGGCGTTACGACTCTCAGCGGCTTTCTGACGCTGGACAGCCTGACTCATCGCCTTTTCGGTGGCGGAAGTCTTGCGCTCCAATTCCAACATGTTGTCGACGACTTGTGCTTCGTCGGGGTTGTCCGAAAATTCAGCTTGAACACCCTCAAGGTACTCAATTCGCCCACTGGTGTCGCTGAATTCTTTGACTTTCGCAAAAACTTGGGAAAGCTTCATTCTTTGTTCTCCTTGACTTTCAGGGGTGTCACCCGCATCAAATTCTTGAGCCTCGGTTGCTGGGTCTTCAGAATCATATTCCTCAGACTCCTCAACAGGCTCCTCACTTTCATCCTGTTCTTCAATGGGATCGCTAGGCGTGTCAAAATTCTCAGCAGCACCGTCACTGAAGGTGTATCCTCCATCCGGAGCTTCCAAGCAGAACATCGCAATTCCTGTACCATCCTCATCTTCGCCCATTTTCACTTGGGGGTTGTCGACGGTAGAACCGTCAGTTGACAACTCAATCTCACCCAGGTGCGTAATAAACGGACGATTTGTAATGCCACCACCAATAAGCGTTGCCCCGAATTGAAGAGTGGTATCAGTTGCCTCCCCCTCTTCAATCTGGACATTGTGCTTATCATGGGTGGTAAAGTTCGGATGAATCTCCGAACTGAAGTACTTGTAGATCTTGTTCTTAAGCAGGTAGTAACCTACCTTGTTCAAATCCACAGTGGCGAAAAGAACATACCGGGTCTTAGGCCCGCTCACGGTTTTGAAGGTTTTCTGCGAAACCCGCAGACCCTTCACCCATGCAACCGCTCCGTCGCCGGGTCGGTGGTTCTTGTCGAATGCGACATCTTGGCCAATCACCTTCGCATCGAAGTTGTCGACCATGCCCTGTAGGTATTCGAGATCGAAATTCAGTTCTCCCCACCATGGGTGGTGGAACTGTCCCTCTCGGAAGATTTCAATCTCCACCTCATACGACTCGCCATCAGCGAGTGCATCAGGGGCATTTTCATCTGCGATAATCGAATTTGACGCGCCCTCAACTCCACTGAACGAGTAAACTGCTCGGGGGTCTAATTTGGTTTTCATGTCGCCCCTTTGAACCTAGGTTCAATCTGAAACATCTGTTGCATCCTCTCTTTCAGTTTGCCGCTCACGCTCACGTTCGTCCTTACCGTCTCGGCGCGCATCGGTATTTGAATCTTCATCATCCTCAGCCTCATCGAGTGGTGTCTCCCCTTCGGGACGATCAGCACCTTGAACCTCAGTGAAGACTCCATCAAATGTACTAGTACTAAGTCCAAGCTCCTTGATAAGATTTGCAGGGTCAGGCCATGATTTGAGCGTGTGCCCTTGCATGCTTGAACCTGAGCGGAGCATCGTCTTGAGAATTTCCTTCGCAAGATTACGACGCCCAAGGGCCGACTTGTCGATCTTGAGAGACACCATGGACTTGAACTCAGGTCCAAAGTTGTTCTCCACTATCTGATCGGTCACATCGTCCTGAATCGCCTCTTCCAACTGGTTGACGATATCTTCGATAATGATAACAAGCATGTCAGACTGCGCGTCAGCAGTAGAAAAGTTTGAATCCCCGTCTGCGACAGCAGGCGGGATCCCAAGACCTTTCATCTTCTTCGAGTCTGAGTACTTGAGCCACTCGATGAATGGGTTAACTTGGCCTGACTGATGTTTAGTATCAGCAAACCCGATCTCCCATTTCTTGTCACCGGAGTCGTTGGTCTCGGAGGGCAGTGCAACAACACCCTGATTCATGAGCATCTTAGCGATGTTCATGGCCACTTCGCTGTTAGGCTTAGGCTCTCCTTCCCACATGGAGTTACCACGCGGGTATCGGATCTCAAGGTGGGGTGCCCCTCGTTTCTGCAAATCATTGAGTAGGTACTGAGTGTTGAGCTTGCTGTAGTACCAAGGTGCGTAAATGTTCTTATACCGTGAGGTTCCGAACACAGACGAGTAACGCCGGTCAAGCGCGAACCAAACCAGCTTTCCTCGTTTTACACTCACCTCAGTTCTACCTTGCTTCTGCATCACTCGGACAATCTCATCCGTCTTGTCTTTGAAGTATTGGAACCCTTGGTCGGGATCCAGGAACTTCACTTTCAAGAGGGACGCCATTTTGCCCTCATACAGAATGTCATCTTCCCCGTCGTCATTGACGTAAGGGATTTTGACCTGCTCTCTTTGCCAGACCTTCTCACCAAAGGCGAAGCCCATTGCAATGGCATCGAGCATGTTACGAACAATTGACTTCCAGACGGAACTCAAAGCGTAATCAACCACACCCTTAATAACAGGGTCAGCACACTCGATGGTGTAGGGCAATCCGGAGATCCACCCTTTCAACAGGAAAGTCCCGAAAGCAATCTCGGGGTCTGTTGACATCTTCTTATAGGTAATAAGAGGAATAGGGTCTGTCTTGTAGACCTCGAATTCCCCGTCTTCGCCAGGGGTGTTACGAAGCTTCTCCGCTTCGTTCTGAAGGCTGGAGTCGCCCATGTTTGGTCTTACATTCTCACCACGAATGCCACCAGACTGAACGGCGTAACCGTACCCAAACTCAAATGTTTCATATTGCTCGTCGGATGCGCCGGATGACTTTGAGTCAAGGCCGTTCCCGTACTCACGCCGCATGTAATCACTCATTCGGTTGATGTCGACGTGCGGGTCGGATTCGGCAATTCGTTCTATTCTCTCAAAGTTGTATTCTGTCATCTCAGCTACCATGTGTCGAAATCCTTAACGAACTTTCCAGGGTTATCTATATTCTTCACACGCTGCTTCTCGATGGTACCCATGTCCATCCCACTGAAGCTGTCTATGCCGCCCCCGCCACCGGGGTTAACATGGTGTTGGTTGAAGTCTTTGACGAAATCATCGTCGACCACCCTGTTATCCTTGCCTGCTCCCTTGACCTTCAGTTCCTCGAAAGTTCGATTCCCGAAGTCGATGGGTTCCTCCCCGAAAGGAGTCCCAGCTAGAGAAGCAAATGCAATAGCCCATGCGTAATCGGCATGGTGAAGCTTCTTGTCAGCAGCCCGGTAAGAGGTATTCTTGCTGGGCGTGATAACACGCTTAATGGAGTGCAGGTCCGTGACTTTATCCTTCTCATAAGCCAGGGCCAGACCGTAGTTCTCCAAGCGGGCACGGAGATTTGTCATCTCTCGTTCCTGCTTGGAATTCGACCCACCCATCTGGAGTGCCTCGAATTGATCCTCCCAGTTTGCAGACAGGTATTGACCAATCTGCATACCGACGCCGGTGCAGTCCATGCGCATCTTGCGGACGAAGCCATCTTGCAGCACGCGATTAAAGTACGCTTGCTGCGCAGGGAGGCTCCATCCGTTGCGCCTCATGTTGAATCTTTCGACTTGAAGAGTCCCTCCATTGGGAAGGCGAACTTCTTCCAGAACAACAAATTCGGTGCTATGTCGAGTGGTTCCGATATCTGCTCCTCCAATGAGGTTGCGAGATACCTCGCCGCGTTGAACGGCGGAATATAAGTCTTCAAGCGAATCGTAGCTCTTGAACGTTGTGTCTTCATATCGCTCCACTATCGGCCAGTCGCGTTCGCTCAGCGCCTCCTCAATCGGAATCGAGAAATCACGCCGCTCGAAGTTGTAGTCGTCCAAGTTAGAAACGGATATTGGGTACATCGCGTTAAGGATCAACTCACGACTGAAGAAAGATGCTTGGGCATCAACAAAGAAGCCCTCGAATTCCTGACGAAAGGATTCTTCGTCGTTTGCTTGGTAATACTGCTTAAGCAGCGAGTCGTTACCAAATCGGTGAACCCGCTCCTCAGTGTTCATGTCGGGAGCGTTAGCCTCCGCATAAGCCAGGAACTCTTCAGTGGGTTCCTTGAGGTAGCGCTTACAGTTCCACCAGTGAATCCACCGGCGCTCATAATCCGGGTAGTTGTCTAACTGGGTGACAATCTCGTAAAACTTTCCGGACTTACCGAACGGCGTGGACGTGATGTCCAACGTCGATTTGGTCATTGCGGTAGCCGGTAGAGCACTCTCATAGATCTCGTCAGCAAACTGGTAGAATGCCAACTCATCGAGAAAGATGTCACCGTTGATTCCACGAATGGGTCGCTGTGCGTGGGAGACGATCTTCGAGATCGTGCCGTTGTAGTTCTCCCATTCGATGAGTTGCATCGGGTCACGAATGATCTTCTTGTGGAACCGAGGCGGCAGAGCCGATAGGAACTGCTTGACATATTTGATCTTGTTGATCGCCTCCTCTTTCTTATAGGAGGTGAAGATCGCTGTATAGTTGCGACCGTCGACCAAGATGCCACGAGCGAACGCCTTAGCAGCGAACGCTGTACTCAAACCAGTCTGTCGAGCCTTGTTAGAGATGTAGTTGGTGTAGATATCAAGGTAATCTAACTGATACCACTCCCAACTCCAGGTCTCACCCGGTGGCACGAACTTGTCCAACTCATCTTGTTCGAGGAGTCCATAAACAAGTCCAACCTCTGAAGCCATAAACTCCAAGAGGTCATCCATCTCTTCCGGCTCTGGGTCTCTGTTGACCCAGCCCGGTGTTCCTTTCGAGTCATCGTCGTAGACCGACTTCTTATAGGGCCGATCTGCGGACTCCTTTACATCGTCGTCAGTCGCGCTTGTGATGATCCCCTTCTTCTTTGGAACAAGGATTTCATCATTCTGCGTGACAATCTCACTCTTGGATTCAGACTTGCTCAACCCAAGTGAATCACTGTCGCCATCATCGGTGCCACTCGTGTCGGCAAATGGATCATCTCGTTGTGACATGCCAACACCTCAATCAATCAGTATCTCGATCCACGACCTAGGTACTTGCGAATGTCGTGAGGCTTGTTCTTGAGCATCAGATCGAATTTCACATCCGTCTGGGGCGGGTCAGGTTTGAACCTGGGTTCAGCCTTGACCTCCTCCTCTTCGTCGTCTTCCTTCTCTTCCGAGAGTTCATCGACGATTTCGATGCCGTCATCCAAGTGATGAAGGGATTGGACTTCTTCGTCCTCTTCTTCAGCCACCTCGATATCCTCCTCTACAAGTACCTCTTCCTCTTCTGCAAGTTCTTCTTCAGCTTCGGAGTCCTCGAAGGTTCCCTCGGAGAATCCGAAGTTGCCGTCAAGGGAGAAGCCTACTTCTTTCTCTTCACCATTGGCCATTTCTGAACCTCATGTAAAAGCCCACTCTTCAATTTCGATTTCTTCTTCCCAATCACCCTCATCAACAGGGTCAGCCTCAACGAGTTCAGGCTTTTCAGACTCAGGTTCTTCAGACCCTTTCTCAACCGCGGCTTCCTCGAATTCATCGAAGTTGTCGCCGGTCTCGGCAGTCTCATCAGCCTTGTTAGTCAGCTTATTACGCGTGCGACGCATAATAGTAAGCTCCTCGTACTTTTTGCGTACGGAGTGCTGAATCTCACTGCGCTCGGTGCGGTCTGTAGCTTCCCCGTCGTCGAGACGGGTGTGCTTGTCTGTCTTGTCCCAGAGCTTGAAGAAATTCTTGAAGTCTGTGAACTTCGCGAACCTCTCTTTGAATCGAACTTTCTCCTGGATGGAGATGTCCTCTTCCGGTACCCCGGCGAACTCTCGCTGGTACGCGTCATCGAAGTCTTCAAACCTCGATGCCAACTCCTCGAACATTCTCTCCCTGAGCCACCGGTTCTGCCGCTTGTGCTGGTTAAGCAACTCTTGGTCATTGAGGGAAGCCATCGTCTGCTTCTCGTACTCAATGACGTAAGGGTCTTTTCGCCACTTGCGGACCATGTAATCCGAAATGCCTAGCTGCTCGCCAATTTCATAATCGGATAGATCGGTGAGAACCCGTCGGAGGACGAACTTCTGCTGCTTGGGTGAAAGGTGTCCATACAGGTCTTCGTCCAGGGGTGTGAGAGCTTCACTCTCGTTCTCCTCTGGCTTGACCATGGCGTCGTCCCTTTCGTCGCCCAAGGTTAGCCTCCTTTGTTCTGTTTTATAATCTAATAGGGACTATACCACATCGAAGTTTGAATTTTATTATTGGATTTCTAAACTGGGCGGCACAGGTGTGAGGATATCGCGTGCGCGTAGGCGGGGTGTATCCAAGCGTGGGCAAATAAGGAAGCCGTACTCACGAGCTATTCAAGTCTGTGGGGGATTTACTTTAACATGGCCGGAAGGAGTGCCATGTATTGTTTCTGCTGAAACACAGTTCTGGAGGGGTTGTCAAACTCTCTAGAATGCTCTCCATCTGTCACACATCCAAGGTGGAATCTGTATGTGACATAATCTGCAAGGTTGTTATAACTATTACCCCTTGAGGTTAACTATGTTATAAGAATGCCGAATAGGGCCTATTTGTTCCGAGAAATCGTAAAAAAGTTGAGAAAACATGAAAAAACATGAAAAACTGTACGAGAGTGTGAAAAATTATGTGAGAATGGTGGGGATATGAAAAACCTTACGCGAGGCGGAACAATTAGCGACTAACGGCATTGTATAAGTGAAGCAAGCACATAGTCCCCCTATGACAACTGACGAGGCGAATGATGGCTTACATTAAGGTGACAGCTGATGACCACTTACCCAGAAGCACTGAAGACCAAGCTTACTGAAGCATTCGAGTCTAGCACTGGAGAATTCATTGAGGAATTCAAGATTGTGTTGGGCGATGCTCTTAACAACCACCAGGAAGCTATCTTGGTGAATAGGTCGTACAATGAAGAGTACGGCGAAGAGATGGGCGAACTGCTGGATCAGACGTTTGAATATGACAATGAGACCGATGAGGTCGTTTACAATGAGAACGGGTCGGAACTAGACCTGTACACGATTGACGAGCGCCTGACTGAAGAAACTGCTGAGAGGGTCAGCCAAGCTCTTGATACGATGCTGGACGGCTTCTTACTCCAGTTTGAGCAGAGCATGTCCCAAGAGGACTGGCTGGACATTACTGAAAAGATTAGAACTTAGGTTCAAAAATGAAGAAGGACAGATTCGGAGCGGAGTTGAAGCCGGGTAAGAATCTGGAAGTCCTTCAGAAATCGCGTCAATGGTTTGAGAGCAATGGCGACGGACCTATACTCCGTTACTACCATTGCACAGACACTAAGCTGAAAAATGAAGCATACGTCGAAGATGAAGACCTCCATGAGTGTTGCATCTGTGGTACCAAATTGTATCGCATTGCCGAACAAGACAGGTACTCCGATTCTGGCAAGATCCAGATAGAACAGAAGCGACACTTGGTCTTCATGGATGAGGCGGGTCACGCACACCACACCTGCTACCGTCTCAATCACTGTTTTAGACGTGTTGGCTATATCCATGATGGAGAAGGTGAGACGACTGAGTTGGTTTACCAACCACCGCGATTCAAGGACTTCCTGCCGGAAGTTAATCTCGACAATTACGAAGACTACATAAGGGATGCGGCTGAGAGGTCTTATGAGAAGTACGTTGCCCCGTTCCTTAAAAGGTGGGTTTACCAACCTGTGAACAAAGGGAATGTACTTAAGTTCATTCGCGAGTGGGATAAGCTCGGGGACCATTTCTTGTTTTACGATTCGTCGATCAGAAAGAACGTCAAGCAGAAGCTATTCAACATCATTGGAGTTAGACATGAACGATAAAGAGTTCGAGGGCCAGCAAGGAAAAGAAGCTGACGGCGCTGTGGCAAAGGCATTTACCGTCAGTAGCGACAACGAAGACAGTTACATGGTTTGGTGTAAGGCCACCCCGCAGGTTATGGTGGATGAGACGAATAGAGACTTTCACGGTATCTTCCTGAAGTCCCCGTTGTTCAAGCACATCTTTGGACCCAACTTCAAACCTGAGAAGGATATCGATGCCGACGACGTTTATGTCATGATTGGTGTCGGTGCTGAGAAATTCAAAGAAGAGATCCAAGCCGTGTGTGAGAATTCCACCGGGTTGTTCTTCCAGCACTCAGAAGAGAAGGGCGACCAATTCGATATCACAAGGTTTGTGCCTAAAGTGGTGGACCGGACCAAGGGGAGCGAAGATGAGCAATGATGCAGGCATCTACCTTGATGCGAAGATCGTGAACTTCTCAAGCAAGCATTTTGCAGATATGGGCTTCCTCACGACCGAGGAAATCCAGAATAAGCTCATGATGGGGAAGTTCCATCGCAAGGAAGTTGGTAGGGCTATCCAACACTGTCTCAAACGTGGCAGTCTGGAACTCTACTACAAAGTCCACTGCCCAGCTTGTGACAACTATAACCACGTTCTGGAGGAAGATTATAATACTTCCAAGACGTACAAAGAGATGGTCCAGAAGGGGACGACCTGCAAGCACTGTGGCAACTACTACAAGGCTGGTCAGCCCATCGTGAAGCTGTACGCTATCCCTCAGAAATATCTGGGAAGCGACGAAGAAGATCCAGAGCGGTGGGGTCTATCCCCATTGAAGCGACTCATTCGCATGCTCACACCGTTTAGGAGGCTCAATGACGAGTAAGAACAGACGAAAGCTTAAGAAGCACTTCAAACGTGAGATTGAAAAGGGGATTAGCCACGGTGACCGCACGGACCAAATCACCTACGTCCACAGCGTTTACTCTGTGGCACACCACAAGCCAGATCCCAGGCATATTGTACTGGAGGAGATCTTCACCAAGAGCATGAGTAGCAGGCGTCGAAATGAGATGGTCAATGACTTGGCCCGCTCGTTCGCTTACGCCAAAGAGAAGATGGGTGAGAAGTTGGGCATCTTTGTAGCACATAAGGATGGCCTGCCGATTGTGACCAATATCCATGAGCTACCGTCCAACAGTGACGTGTTCAAGGTCTGGCAGTCTCTCATGTTCGGACTCGATGGGGTGAACCGAAAGGGTAAGAACCCCCTTAAGATCTATGAGGACTTTCAGAAGTTGTACAACCAGAACATCTCACTGAGTAAGATCCAAATCCTGCTCAAGAGACTGTGTGAAGACTTCGATGCCGCCAAGATGACTTGGTGGAGTACCATCTGGCCCAAAGAATGGCTTCGAGACATGGTGGACAAAGAGATAGGGCCGGGTACCTTCCTTCCAACAAGGGAGGGATGATATGTATGAAGTAGATATCAGAAGAGGACAGGACGAAGTTGAATACTGGTTCTCATCGGTGAACGACCTGATCAATTTAGTCGTTGTAAAGACTGAAGACGACTGGGATGTTGGGTGGAACTATAAAGGGTCCATTTCAAAAGAGGTGGCCCTTGCTAGAATCCTGAGTCTTTGTGGTTACGCCATTGGGTACCTTGGGTTCAACGAAGACCTTGCTGAAGAAGTCCTCATTACTATTTCCAACGAGTTTGACCATGAGTGAAGAACTTACAGAAATGTTTGGGAATCAGATTCCTGACCTCCCTAAAGCTACAAACATTATCGTGGGCGATACCAAGTTCGACTACCTTGATAAAGGGTATGTCGAGTTCCTTGGCAACTACGGCAGCGACGGCAGTGTGGTCGAAGCTGCGCGAGCCTCGTTTGGAGAGGGGGCGTACGAAGACCCCAAGAAGAACCAGGGTCTCATCAATTACATGATGGAGCACAAGCACATGTCTCCCTTCGAGATCCCGGTGGTGCACTTTCGAGTGCGCGTACCACTGTTTGTGCGAGCACAGCTTGTAAGGCACCGTACGCAGTCCTGTAACTGGGAGAGCCACCGGTATAAGGAAGCGGCGCTCGAAGCCTATGTGCCGTCCCTGAACCGCTTCAGACAGCAAGGAAAGTGGAACAAACAGGGTTCCGGAGAGCCACTGCCTGAAGAAGAGGCTGAAAGGCTTCGAGACCTGTACGCTGAAGAGGTAGAGTGTCAAGCCAAGTCGTACCAAGCCCTGCTAGACGCTGGAGTGAGTCGTGAGACAGCGAGGGGAGTCCTGAGTTCGAGCATCTACTCGACAGGGGTTCTCACCATGAAGCTGCGAAACATGTTCCACTTCTTGAAGCTGCGGACAGACTCTCACGCACAACCCGAGATTCGACTCCTTGCAGCCATCATGGAGCAGGTGGTGGCAATGAGATTCCCAATGAGTTACAAGGCTTGGAACCGGTTCGACAACGGGTCTGTCACCTTTAGCCGAGATGAGATGGAGCGGATGCGCAGTACTGAAGAGTTTCAGTACTTGCCCCATCTGTTTGATGAGGAGGAGCCGGACGGTTCCACCCGTCGACATCGAGACTTCATGCGAAAGCTTGAACCCGAGTACATTCCTTTAGTCGATCAAGGATGAAGATGAGCAGCACAGATGAAGAGTACAACTTTGAAGATATGACCTTTGATGAGGTGATGGAGGAGATCGATATCTTCCCACCGGGTAGTAAATGCGAGGGCGTTCTCGTCAACATGATGAATGCGCTCGCAGACGCCTACAAGGAAAAGAACGGCGGCAACCTGCCTGAGAACTTCAATACGAACAGTATGAAGGAGATCAGAGAGCAGATGGGGGCGAGCCGGTACATAACACTGAATATTGAGACGAAGGATGTCCTGACAGTGCTACAGGGTTTCGTCTCCATCTTGGTAAGCCTGGACACCGTGTCCTCATTCTATGAACAGTTGTGCTCTCACTACTTTCATATCGCCACAGAAGAGGTGTCTGGGATTCTCAGCGCTGTTGAGCCAGCTAACTTGTGGGACGTTCTCACAGGTGTGTCTGAATTCGCATGGGCGAACGATAATGCCAGCGAGTTTGGCCCCGACATCCCAATCGAGTTGATGGATGTGAACTGATTTGAACCTAGGTTTAAGGAATAATAGTGAGTGATAAAACTTTCGTGCTCGACACCAACGTCATCATCAATAACCCCTTGTGTTTCAACAAGTTCGACGGCAATGACGTTGTGATACCGCTCGTGGTACTTGAGGAGATTGACGGATTCAAGAAAGGGGAAGGTAGCCGGTCGGCCAATGCACGAACAGCTTCTCGATTTCTCGACGACTTGAGAAAGGTTGGCTCACTGCATAAGGGTGTCGTAATGGAGGGCGGCGGGACACTGTGTGTCTGGCCTGAGTCTCCCGATGTCACCTTCACCAAGACCGCCAACAGTCAGCAAAACGATAACATCCTTTTGCAGTCGGTGATTGACAACGCCAATAAATACGAGAACCTGATTCTCGTGACTGAGGATATCAATCTCAGGATTCGTGCCGACGTGTTCGATGTCCCCGCTGAGGGATACCAGAACTCAAGGGCTGAAGACCTCTCGTTCTACAGTGAGGTACACAAGTTCATCATCCCCGATGCAAGGATGGACAAGCTCAATAAGGACAAAGTGATCAAGGTGTTCGAGACTCCCGAGATTGCGGAGACTTGCTATCAGAATGAATGTGTGGTAGTATCAGGTGCGAGCACAGGTAGTCCAACCCTCGCACGAGTCGGGTCTTACGATCTGAGCAAGGTCAGGACCGACCGTGAGATTTACAGCATTCGAGGTCTCAACAAGGAACAGCATTTTGCGCTGGACCTTCTGATGGACCCCGAAGTCAGTCTTGTGGTTATCCCTGGCCCCGCTGGATGTGGTAAGACACTCTTGTCGCTGGCCGCTGGACTCCAACAGACTGTCGAGAGTGGGAACAAGTACCGGAGGATGTTGATTAGCCGACCGGTGGTCCCTATGGGTAAGGATATCGGATTCCTTCCCGGTGAACTGGAAGACAAGCTGGACCCATGGATGGCGCCCATTTATGACAATATGGACCATCTGCACAACGGGCCTAAGACTGGCAAAGAAGCACTGGAGTATTACAAGATGGACGGCACGCTTGAGATTGGTGCTCTCAACTTCATCCGAGGCCGTTCTTTCACTGACACCTACGTGCTGATTGACGAGGTGCAGAACCTTTCACCTCACGAGGTTAAAACCATCGTGACGCGTGCCGGAAAGGGTACCAAGATTGTGATGACCGGCGACCCAGACCAGATCGATAACCCGTACCTTGACCACTACTCAAACGGTATCAGTTACCTGATTGACCGGATGCGTGGTCAAGAGATGTTTGGACACGTGACTCTTTTGAAGGGCGAGCGAAGTCCGCTTGCTGAGACAGCAGCTAAAATTCTGTAGGAGTACCAATGTCAATTGTAGCCTACCAAGAGCGATACCCCGAGTTCCGATGGGCGTTTGAAGGGAACACCTGTGGTATCAAGGTTTACACTTTCATTTTCAAGAAGGACAAACTCTTCACTGGCGAAGTTCGGGCCATGGATGGTCTTTTCGCGGGTCGTGTCATCCTCTCCTACAGGGGTGAGGAGGTCGGTACGCTGCTTAAGCTTACCGACCCCGTAAGAGATGTGGGTGATGCCATCCTTGGCTTTGACATGCCTCTCAGGGAGCGCATGGGTTCCAAGGTGAAGAAGCTTATTGAGCGAATTTACGAAATGAAAATCAACCAGATATGATACCATGGAAACAGAAGTAGACAACTATCGAGTCCGGTCGAGGGAGAACGGCTGGGTCATTGAGACCCGCCATGTGAAGAAGTCCGGCAAGAACGCCGGTGAGATCGACTGGAACAACCCAAAGTACTACAGTTCTCTGGTCCACACTCTGGAGAGATTGCAAGACTTCCTCTTCAAAGACCTTGGACCAATTGAAGGCGTACGAGAGATGATCGCGGCCATTCGGGATGCAAACCAAAAGATCCTCGAAGCGGCCACTGAACTTGACCAGCAATTTAAGGAGTATCGACGTGCAAGCTGATGGAATTCTAGGAGCAGACGGAGCACCGGTTCAAAACAAGCAGAAGTCGGAGGGCAACTGTATTGTACGGATCGATTTACGAGATAGTGACCAGCGGTCCTACCAACATCTTCAAGAGATGTTGGAATCTGACGACACCCCTGAAGAGTGGAAGGGGTTCATCGCTGGCTTCGGGGTGAGACATGTGCAAGAGTTGAAACGTGTTCGAGGCGTGGCCGGTGATGCCATTGGTGCACTCCAGAACGCGATGCAGAAGATCGTCACAGCCAGTGAGAACGAGGGACTCGATGACGATTCCCTGAACACGTTCTTCACCCATGTTCAACAGGTTTCGCTACACCTCCAGCAGAGTGTCATTATGGACACCCTCGTTGAAGAGGAGACGGCTGAAGCCATGGAAGAAGCTGGCAGGTGTGAGATCTTGGAGCGGGATGTCGAAGTCGAAGACATCGAACACCAGAAGAGTCAAATCCAGGTACCGTCATGAC